ACACGATTCCAATCGTCTGTCTTTGGTGCTGGGATGTCACCATTGGCGATTGCTGATCCCACTATGTAATTATACACAGGTGTCAGAAAACGAGTTATGAACATATGTTGTCTCGCCCCGAAACAACGCTCCGCTTTGGACACGACAAGACGCACGGCCGCACCGCCTGCTTTGGTCGGGTCGCTTGAAAATTCAAATGGTAGAAATCCAGATGCGGAATCCCGATTTAGATGTTCTATAAATCCGTTAAAACTGTCGTTGGGTCTTTGACTCTGGAAACTTTCCAACTTCTCACCGGGGGCGAGTGAGAGAATCTTTCCACCAATAAATGAACCAACCGTTTCTGGGTTGTCATAAACTTGATTAGGATAATCCTGCGGACGCATTCCAAATGCTTCAAAGTCTGCGGTGCTTCCGTCAAACTGTGGATTCTCTCTGCTGATTGTGCGTGTGATGTCTGACGCAGTTTTGACCGCCAACTTTTCCATTGAAAGAATCTCTAATATGTCGATTAAATTATTAATCGAATGCTGAAGTGGAGAGTAAGCCCTTGCACCTGAAACTTGTTCTGGTTGATAAACGTGACAAATTGAATTTGATGGGATGAGTCGTGTCGTTCCGTCTGACTTGATAACGTTATACCCAACCACCGCCCCAAACTTATTGAACATAATGCCGTCCCACATTCCGTCAGGAACACCAGAAGCGTTTGCGGATGTTCCGACACGGTGCGACTCAATCATTTGAATGAGTGGTGATCCGCTTGAGGAATAAGTTTTCAACACGAAAATCTCACCATCGACATCCACCTTGCGACAGGCAATTTGCTGACACTCCCAGAAGTTGTATCGACCAGAAATCTCGCAAGGTTTGTTTGCCCAATTCAAAAAGTATTCATAGGCAATCTTGTCCCATTCGTGGTCACCCGATGCTGGCTGGTGACGGATTCCGTCTGCGATGCTATAAAGAACGTTATCGCTGATGAGTTGACGAATCAGACCAGAGTTCACCGACAACCAACGCATCTTGCGTGTTAATTCCTGACGGTCAAACGTAGTCATCGTTCGCTTTGCGTCTGCTGGCCACGGAGTATTTATCCACGAACGCTTGTTGGAATACTTCGCACCTTCAAACTGCGAGAAGATACCAGAACCGCCACCACCAACATCCGAGCGTGCCTTTAAGCCCTTTCGCTTTGCGAATGCTTTGACATCATTGACGGCCTGACGAACGGCCTTTTTCAGATTTGGTTTCTTTGGCATAAATTACAACCCACGGAAATTCCACAAACCATTATAAACACGAACACGGTCAATCGAACCGTAGATTTCGGGTGCTTTGAGTTGGAGAGCATAGCGTGCCTCAATCAAAACGGTTTGGATGTCCATCGGAAATTGTTTGTTCACGGATGTTCCGGAGTCGGAATAAGACATCATTGTTTTTCCCTCCAACAATAATGATGCCGCTTTGTCCGCAATCGCTTCAATACGTTGCTGGGAAAGAATGAGGAAACATCCTGTTGCTTGTGCCATAACGCTACGCAGGAGTCAAAAACACATAGGCAGGACGCAACACCCTTGCGGATGAAGCGTTGCCATCTCCCCCAACCCATAGCCCGAATCAAAAAGAGACGCAAATCAAGTGTGACCAAGTGAGTCATCGTGTCAAGAGTCTGTCGGAGTTTCTTCCTCCGTTGCTGGTGGTTCTGGTTCGTTCGTCAGGTGTTCCACCCTTCCGGTAAGTTTCCACGCTAGTGCTGGAAGCGTCAAAATGACTTCGCAGTCAAAGAAGTGATTTGCACGATCCGCAATTTGTTCCCAGAGTGGTTTGCCACCAGCAGAAATTACCCTTCGTTCCGCAGTCATCTGGGCAACATATTCGGCAGGGGAATCATCTGCTTTGGTGTTTCGACCCTTACGAATCAAAAGCGACAGGGTATCTTTCAATCGCAAGTTTGAGAAATAGAAACGCTTTGTCCGTTTGCTCCCAACCGATTCAATCACCGGGGACGAGTAAGGCCGCAACTCTGTTTTCATTCCCATCGGTGTGCGTATCTTCCACGGAAATTCGTTTCGCTGATCACCACGAGTCGCACACCAGCCATTTGTAGCACAGGCCATCAACACGACATCAACTTCATTTCCAGAATCCACAAAGACATTCGCTGGGTGAACCCCTGCCTTTTTGTGAATGTCCACCAATTCGTTCCAAGAAAAACAGAAACCGCAACTGTGCATCCGTGAGCGACCATCTCCAGAGAACATTCTGATGACCCAATAGAAAGAATTTTTCTGCACGTCCACACCCATAAAACGCAATGAAACAAAGTCTGGTGCATTCCGCATTTCTTCCGTGAGTAAATTGAACGGTGTTGGTCTGCCTTTCACAAAACCACCTTCCTCATTCCACGCTTCACCCATTTTGTAGTTTCCAATGTGTGCTTCAATCTTCACTTCGTCCGCTTGCTCCCGGTAAGTCTGGGCAAGTCGCTTTTGAATAAATTCTCTGCGTGAAGTATCAGAACCATCCTCAAAATTTCTCTTGGCTTCGATACACTCCACGGCCAAATCCCCCCACGTCAGACCCCATTGCATTGCGAGTGCATTCCAATGATAACCCCTGCGAGACTTGGGTGCGTTCGGATTTGTGACAACATAAGCACCTGTTGCGTTCAATTCGGTGCGAACACGATTTGAGTCTTTGAAACTATGCTTGCAACATTTGCATTGATAGGTTGTTCCGTTTCGCACGGCATCCAAATCCCAATCTCCGTTAGGCCGCTTTGCTTCTTGTGGGTATTTAATCTGCTCCCATTCCCACGGTTGCCGATTCTTGCATTCAGGACATTCAAACGTCCACACACGCTGATCTGTAGTTTTCCACCACGATGACCAATCGTCTCCCTCTACACCACCTTGCGACACAAGCACAACTTTGGATTGCCAACGGAACGCAGTCGTTCGTGCCAACGCTTCTTTCAGCGAACCTACACCCCATTGCCAGACTTCATCTCCGAGAATATAGCGAATGGAGCGTCTTTGCAAATTGCGTTCGTTGTTTGCACCAAGCACCCAACAAGTGTTTCCACGGAATTGAATTGCACCTTTTTTTGGAACACCTTCTGGCGGTAAAAGATTTTTAACAATAGCAACACTCTGCCAGAGAATTGAAAGTCGAGTGGCCAACCAATCATCTGCGTTTCGGTCTATATCATTTAGGAGGAGCGTAGGGCCGGGAGCAAGTGCTGGGATGATAAGCGATGCACCCTCAATCAACCACGACTTCCCTGACTGAACATTTGCCAACGCTCCAATCTCTTGAACTTCTGGGTCGGTCAACGCTCGCAATGGTTCTGCCAACCACGGTGAGTTGCTTATCTTGAACGAACCAGATTGTGGCGAATAGGGGATTGACCGAACGTTCCATTCCAAGAAATCCACCGGGTCACGGTGCGGATCAGGGGCAAGGACATCACGCAACTTCTGGGTAAAGTCATCCGACATCTTCTTCACTTCCTCCAAAGTCAGACAAGTCAGGTGGCTGGGCAGACGCTGGCGAACCAATCACATCCTCATCAGCGACACTTGCCGAGCGTGACCATTTCGCCAAAAGTTTGTTCACACGTTCATCAACCGCTTTCAATGCCGTTGCTGGGTTCTCTGGGTTGGCAGTTGTAGCCACATCCATTCCAAGCGACAACAAATCCGCTTTCACTTCTGACAAAACTTTCTGAAACTTTTCGAGTGCGTGGGAAGTTTTAATCAATTCCTTTGCTTCCAATCTTCTTGCAAGTGCTTCACGCTCCACGGCCACCAGAGTTTTCAAAATGTTCTGATATGTGATGTAGAGTTTGTTCTCCTGCGGATCGCTGGAGTCTCTTGCAATCATATATCTTTGCCGTGCCGCTTCCTTCAACTCCCGGTGACGCTCCACCGTCTGTTCAAAATCATCATCAGGATTGATGCGTGATGAATCAACTTGGATGGAGGTTCGCTGGGCAACACCACCACGCTGACCACGCAACAATCGTGCATTTCGCCAAGTCTCTGCCGCCTCAATAGATTCAAGGGGCATTCCTTCTTTGATGAGTGCAGATGCACGACTGACAGAAAAACCGAAATGTTCTGCAATTTGTTTCTGCGTCAACGACATAGACTATTTTCGATTTCCTTTTTTCGATTTCGGTTTGGAAACTTTTGTCCCTTTTGAAAAAGTGAGTGTTTTTGCGTCATTTTTCCGAGGTCGCGACCACACCGCACTTTTTGACACATTTTTAAAAGATTCCTTGTGGGGTTGTTGTGTATCCATTTTTTCCTTACGCAGTAGTGATGCGATGAACATCGTGTTGCACGCACCGGATGGTCGCATAAAGTGTGACGGATCTAAACCCAATCGTCTTAACAACTTTCGACAACGCAACGACACGGCCGCCTTGCTAATGTTGTGACGCTTCGCAAGCACGGTCATCATCGGGGGCTTACCCTCCCCCACCACAATGCGGATGATGTCAGCGTGCAGTCTCATCTCGACATCACTCGAACCATCCAACGCTTCCAACAAGAAGTGAAGTGTCGCACGCAACCTGATGCTCGCCAACTCAAGGTGCTTCAATCGTGAGTCAGCACCAGCAACATCAAACGACTCACGCTCCATCACATCATCAACCGTTGACCGGACGTGGCCACCGATGAACGAACCATCACGTGCCTGACCATACAACTCCTGATTGAAAGACTTTTCTTCGTTCGCTTGGAAATCAAAGTGACCATCGTTGACACGCTCCCGGCTTAACTCTGCCGACATCGGTTCATCAGCACGGAACGCACCCGACTCAATCAACGAACGCTTTTCTTCTGGTCGGAGTGATTTCCACCAACGCTTGTATTCTCTCGAAAGGTCAGATGCCGAATCAGTCACACCAACAACCTACCATCACTTGTTCACACCATCAACACTTGTGGCTACAACCACCGTCCAGACATTCTTGGCCGCATCGAACCGTGTCATCTTCCATCTCCAGATTCGCAACCTGACTGCGGATGGTTTCTTGTTCAGGTTCAACGCTAACAATTTAATTCTGTCATCGTATTCTTTGGGAGTCATTTCCGCTTTCCAATTCTCCATCCACTTGCCAATCGTCTTTCTTTCCCAAGCCCTGCATCGTGATGCAATCAATGTTCCCTTTGCACGATCCTTCTCGGCAACGTCAGGTTCTTCTCTCCAACGTTTCTTCCACCGGGCAAGTGTCTTAATTCTTTGGAGACGATTCCTATTCATTCTCATTTGATTGTATCTCTAAATGGATAGATACAGGGACGCACCAAGCGTCCTGCCTGTATCGTGCTGACAGAAACCTGTATCCCAAGAACACGACACCACCACAGGTGGAGTGTTCTATCCTCCGTAGGAGGATTATGGATTGAAATACCCCCGACAGGTGCAATCCTATTGGTTAAATCAAAGTGGGTCATTATAGCGGTATTGGTGTATTGATACCCTTTTGAAATCAAATCGCCTTTACGACCCCTTTTTGAGCGATTGAGAGGGTGTCTGTGAGCCGACTTCGGATGGGTCTGCGTATTCCCAGCGTATGCAACCCTTCTGGCGAGCGTGGCGAATGAGGATTTCCCCAGCAAAATCTCCGTTCAAATCCTTCATCCCGGTGCGACCCCTACGCTTGGTGAATCCAAACTTGAACACAGGTTCTTCCCCTGACTGACGAACCAGCACACCGACTTCTCGAAAATAGTTTGTGAATTCGGCCGCCCCACTTCCTGCGTAGGCCATATCTGCAACCGTCTGGCCTTCCTTGTCCTTTGCGGATCGTGGCTTGGTGGTGTGGTGCATCGCAATCAACACGCAACCTGTCTCCGCAAGCACACCGTCCAAATCGACACGGCAAAACTTTGACGCTTCCTGTTGGTTGGCCACGTCAATGCCGGAGAACGCAAGCAAAGGGTCAACGAACACCAAATCTGCCCGGTGCGTGGAAATGAGATTGCGGAGCGTGGCGATGAAGTCTGCACCGAACGAAACGGTGTCACGGAAGATTGCCAAGTTGTCCTCCAGCAAACGTTGTTCAGGTGGGTGAAGCATCAGACCATTGAACACATCGGAGAAGGCCTCCCCGGTGTCTCCGAAATCGTTTTCCTTTTGCAAAATGGCGATGCGTAGTGGGTGCTTTGGTTTGATGCCAAAGAAATCTTTTCCGACTGACCACCGGATTGCCGCCTGCATACACAAAGAAGATTTACCGACTCCCGATTGCGACACCCAGAGTGCCGAACCGCCTTTGCATAGCCAGCGATTGCCAAGCACGGAGTTTGGATCGTTCTGTCTATCGAATGCCAGCAAATCCTCTTTCTTGAATTCAACCAACGAACCTTTCTTTTCTTCACGGCCCTGAATTGCTTTGATGCTCCCTTCGTAATAGGCAAGAATTCTGTCTGGGTCGTTTGCTGGGTCGTTTGCCAACTCTGCCGTCTTTCGTGCGATGTTGGAAATGGTGCGGAGGATTGAATAACGCTTGATGGAATCACCCCACGCAGAATTGTATGCGGAGAAACCTGTTTCCGTGGTGAGTGACGAAACGTAGAAAGTATCGACTGCGGATTTGTTTTCCCGGAGACGGACGGTGACGGTCAATTCATCGGCAGAGATTCCTTCGTCCGCAAGTTGCAGGATTGTGGCCGCAATCTCTTGGTGAGTCGGTTCAATGAAGTCCGATGGGATTAAACCTTTTGGAAGTGGAAGCGAATCTCGCAAGCACACTCCCAGCAGGAATCTTTCCGCTTCGGGCGAGGCGGTGTTGGTTTGGTTGGGCATTGGGTTGTTGTTTGGTTTAAGTTTTCTTTTTCAATCCGTAGTGAGGAAGTGGTGTGATGATGTGTCTTTGGCTAATTGCAACACGGAACATTTTCTTCTCAATCGTTCCATTTTTCATTCCTCTGGTTAAATAGTCTAGTGTGCGATCACGCTTAAATCCCCAAGTGTCTGCCCATTGCTGAACAGTTTTGAATCCTTCGGGTGGAGTCTGTGCGGTTTTGTTTATGTCCGACATTATAGCCAGCAACACAGGGTCTGGTTTTTTCTGTTTCATTTCTTGTGTTCCCAAGTTTTTAATTCCGTTTGCCACAACCAGCGTTTGCCGATGCGGTGTATGATCCACGCTTTCCAATCGTTGCCCATATACCAACCAGCAATGAAACCGTTGTTCCATTTTGCCGTTCCCATATAATTCTGGGCATACTCCAAATCATCAATGCGTGCGAGGCAGGGTGACATATAAGCCGCCCCGCCACCAAACTGATCCAAGTTGACCTGATGCCCGGTGTGTCCGTGACCACAGAAAAACGCACCACCAGCGACACCGCCTGCCGTGTAGTGCTTACCCATCTTGAGCAGATTGCTACCAATGCCGTGGTGGAACGACAAAGGCCCGATGCGGAGCAAGCCCAATTTGCCGTGGTAATTTAGAATTGTTTTGCATCCTGCTTTGCGAGCGACTGAATTGATTTCATCATCCTTGTCTTGGCAGTAATCACGGACAGGCCCTGACGGATGGTTGCGTGCCATCGCTTGCAAACGGAATTCGTGATTGCCTTTCAAAAGGTGTGTCGGGCGAAACTTGCGGAGGAAGTCGTGTCCCATTTCTAAATCCATTTTGAGTGACTCTGCACCTTCTCTGTCACCCATTGCACCCTTGCGGAGTGAACGCAGATCATAATGGTCTCCCCCTGCTATGCGGAGGTCAGGGCGAAAGTCGGAGCAGTAGGCATACAAGGCCGCAAGACTTTCCTCACAGGCCATATCACCGTGGCTGTCAGAAGCGAAAATAAATTTGATGGGTTTGGTTTTGCTCATAAAGTTTTTATCGGTTGCATTTGATTGGGTCGTTCACAACAGGAGACATAAGATTGTATCCACCTTTACCAGACGGACGTGTCATCGTAGATCTCCACTTGAACGGCAAACCCACCGCTTTCAAATCACATTGTTTCATCTTCATCATTAAAGCGGTGTCACGCAAACCGATTCCCATCCTGATTGCTTCCATCAGTTGATTCATTGGGTTGTGCGGAATGCTTTGTTCTGGGTTCTCTGGGTCGTGGTGCGAACAGGTTGCAAGAAACTTTGCTCGCTCATAATCAACACCAAGAACGTAAGCACGCTGGGCAAGGTTCAAGCGTCTTTGGTTTTCAAATGAACAGACCATTGTGTTCAAATGTTAAGTTGGCGAGCGATGTGTTTTCCTTCGTCTCGAATAACCTGTGCGGAGTCAGGGGAGAACACGAACGAATAGGAAATGGGAATGTCCCTGACGATTTGGCCGATGGTCAATCCTTCAACTTCATTAGCCGGGAGAACACCAACTGACTCAATGTGAATGGTGACAATCTGCCAGCCATCCATCGTCAGTTCGAGAAAGGGTGCGTAGAATTCATTTGGGTATCGCCAATCGGAACACACGACCACGCAATCAATGTTTTCGTCCGCACAATAACTTGCACGCATATCGCAATGCCTGATGACGGATCGTGCGAAAACGTCTGGGTCAATGGAGCGTGCAAACTCTCCAGCACTTACCAGAAACCCACGATGCTTCACTTTGAATTCTTCGTTGTAAAATGAATTCTCCGAATCCGCTTCACCGATGTCCAAGAGTGACATCCAAGTGTCGCAGGATTGCTTCAACGCATCGGCAAAATTGAAGTGAGAAACTTCTGATTTAGCACCAGCAACAATCCCATCCGCAAGGGTTGTTTTTCCAGAACGTGCAAACCCGGTGATGAGAATGAGCGTCTTGCGGAGTGAGACAGGTGTTTCCATTAGAATGGAGCGTCAAACTCTGGTGCGGAAGGTGATGGTGCGGCCGACTCGGATGAATCCTTTGAAGGTGCTGACGCTTTGAATGTCGATTGCTGGCCGTCCAAGCGTGTTATCTTTTTGAATTTGTATTTGAATTGGGGTTTGCCTTGCCACTCTGTTGTTGGAGTGACTTCCAATTCAACTTCCGCACGCTGACCCCACGCTGGGGAGACATACTTGATTAACTGTTCAACGGACATTTTGGGAGAAGGGTCTTTGGCAAATGTGCCAGAGAATTTACCAACAAAGATTGCAAGCGACTTGCCCCATTCAGTTGAAAGATAAACGCTCCCGGTCTTGTTGTCTCCGGTGCTGAAATAGATCCGTGCGGTGGCAAAACCGTTGGTGTTCTTTTTATAGTGCTTCTCAATCTTGTCCTCTTTCGGGGTGCTGACTTTGACAATGTATGTTCCAGAAGTTTCGATTGCTTTGAATTCTGGGAATGATGATGGTGGGTTCATAGGTTTGTTTTTGGTTGGTAAATTAAGCAAAGTTAATCGGGGTGGTTGCGGTGGGCTTTGCGTTGATGTCGATGACTTGCACTTCCTCTGGGTAAGACGGCCACACATCCAACTCGGTGCAAGATTTATAAAGTTTCAACACCTTCTCAAAATCAAATGACGCTGATGTCATCACTTCAGGCCCTAATTCAAAAACTGCTCCTGCAAATGGGGCCTCTTTTTCGACTGCTATAAATCTGAAACCCTTCAAGCGTGATTTGAACGCTGATTCAAATGCTGAACGGTAGAAGTATTGTTGCAATGCGTAACGGTATTGAATCACCGAACGGAGGAAATCTTTTGGAGATGCCGATTCGCACGTCTTGAGATCATACAGGAAATCGTCATCGCCTAGGGCATCAATCGCAACCTTCACCGGACAACCACCCAACTCTGCGGTGAACATAAATTCTGTCTTGAGGAACGTCACACCGATGCGGCCAATGATTTGCTTCATCGTGTTTGCGACATCCTCTGTCAGTTGCCATTCGTCTTTTGAAATCACAATCTTTGTTCCTGCCGTGGCGAGGAATGATTCAAAGGCGGCCTTTCCGTCCTTCGTCCGCTTATCCAACTCTGGCGAGACAATGAAAGTTTCATCAACGATTTCTGGCTGAAGAACCTTTGCGTGAGTTAGTGATCCGACACGCAACGCTTTGGTTTCCTCTCTGGGTTGCGTTAAATAGTTTTTATAATGGGCTGGTGAAACGAGCAACATTTTCGCACCTGAATAGTTCAAGTGGTTTGTGAGTGCATCGTATTCTTTGCGGGTTTTGATTATGTTGGGCATTGGTTTGTTTTGGTTTAGTTTTTGGGTTTGTTCAAATTATAAATCGTCATCAGTTTCGTTGGCATCTTCAATTTCGCTTGAAATGTAATTCATAGCATCCAACGCTTCTTCAATCGCTTCGTCTGCACGTTCAATCGTTCCTTGCAAACAACGT